TTCGGCAGATGAACATACCGGTTATTAACTTTACACCTAGCAAGGGAAATGATAAACATGCTAGAGTAAACGCCGTAGCACCTCTTTTCGAGTCTGGAATGATATGGGCGCCAGATCAGAAATTTGCAGAGGAGGTGATCGAGGAATGTGCAGCATTCCCTAACGGTGATCACGACGACCTTGTGGACTCTACAACACAAGCCATTATGAGATTCAGACAAGGCGGACTAATCGGCCACCCTGAAGATTACCTTGACGAGAAAAAAGACCCTAAACCTAGGACGTATTATTAATGGCTAAGAAAAAAGTTTATGACATTATCTACAGTGCTGTAGTTAAACACCTGAGAACAAAACAAGGTAATGTAACTTCTTTACCTGATGACGATCAAATTCAAAATGGAATGCGTAAGATCTTTAGACAACTTAAAGATGGAGGATATAATCCTGTGTCTGCAGATAAAATTATTAAAACAGAGGCTGATTTAAATGCAGTGTTACGAAATATAAAAGAAAAGAAAAACGCTGATATCGCAGCCAGAGAAAAAGCTACTCAAGGTATTGAAAGAGTTTTTGATAAGATGAGAAGAAATATACCTTTGAACCCAGACGATCAAGTTGCTCTTCAAGGTTCTGGTTTCAAAACAGCGCTAGATAATTTTAAAGGTTTTGAACCTAAAGTTATTCAAGGTGGTAAAAATTTAACCATGAAAACTCCTGGAGGAGAAATACCATACATAGAAAGTCCAACACAAACAATTATACAAGGTGGTAAAGAAGTTCCTGTTAAAATACCAAAAGGTATAAAAGACGATGTTAAAGAGGCTAGTGATGACGTGTCACCAGGTTATGCAATGGGCGACACCAAATATAACGCTGATGTTTTAGCATTAAATCTTGCAGAGAGAAGAGGTTTTATTAAAGAAGGTCAGGATGCCACTGATATGCCTGCAAAAGAATATTCTAAATTGTATAGCGAGGCATACGATTATTTAACTAAATTAAATTTTTTAAATAGACCACCGAGAAAACCAAAGAAAGCAGCGGGTGGTTTAATAAAAGCTGTTAAAGCATTAAGAAAAAAATACGGCAAAGATATTATTCAAAAAGGCAAAGCACCAAAAGATAAAGGTGGTAGAAAAAAACTTAGAAAAATGTTTAGAGATTTTGAAAAAAGAGCAGGAATGAAAACTGGAGGTATTACAAAACTTCTTAAAAAACTTCTTGGTAAAAAGAAAAAAACATCATCTGAAGAGTTTAAAGACTATTTAAAAAAAATGAGAGAAGAATCAGATAGGATGAATAAAGAATTTTATGAAGGATTAAAACCGGGTGGAAAACTAGATCAAGATATAGAGAAGATAAAAAAGGGGTATAAATTTCCTGACGAAAAAGAAATTAGAAAAGAAATGAAAGAAAGAATGGATAAGAAAAAATTAGAAAGATTTGATGTTGAAGGTAGAAAGCCCAACGCAGGTGGTGGCCTAGCCTACATGTTAGGTGAGCCACGTCAAGCTAAATCAAAAGGTGGAGTTATTTCTAAACTTTTAAAAGCTTTGTCTGAAAAAAGTCCTTTCGAAAGATACAAGGATTATTTAGCAAGTGTGAAGAGAAGATCTATAGAAGGAGATTTTAAATCGTTGGCGCCTGAACTAGGTGCAGTTTCAGCTGGTGGTATTCTTGTTAATAGAAAAATGAAAAAAATTTTAGAAGAGGGCAACGAACAACAAAAAGAAAGATTGCTAGAGGAGTTTATAGAAGGGCTTGATAAAGATCCGTTTTATGAAAAATATCCTGATTTAAAAGACAAGGCTATAGAAAAATATACTGAAAGAATGTTTGGCGAAAAAAGAGCCGACGGTGGTAGAATAGGTTTTGCTGACGGCGGTATGTCTAGAAGAACCTTCTTAAAAATTATGGCAGCATTAGCTTCGTTCCCTGTTGTAGGTAAACTTGTAAAGACTACGAGGGTAGCGAAAGGTGTAAAACCAATCATAACGCCAACAGCAGAAATGCCAGCGCACTTTCCTAAACTTGTAGAAAAAATTATCAGAGAAGGACAAGTGGTTAAAAAAGATTTTGTTAAGAAAACTGGTGATGTAACAACATACAGACACCCTGAAAGAGCTGATATAGAGTTAACTATTGAAGGAGAAGGTAATAGAATACAATTAGATTTTGAAACTGACCAAGGAATGAAAGCTGGTTATGAATTTAGAAAAGGGGATACAATAGAAACAGGTCCTCAAAGAGGTAAAAGAGTTCCTGAATTTAATCAAGGCGAAGTTAAATATCGTATGTCACCAGATGGTGAAAGTTATGTAAAAGATTTTGAAGAAGGTATAGAAACAGGCACAGAAAACCTTGATGAGTTTACAGGTATAGGAAAACAAAAAACAAGTAAGTCTAAAGTTAATTTACCTGAGTCTTTAGATGATGATTTTGCAGAGGGCGGACTAGCAGGTCTACTAGGAGAATAATGAAAGTAAAACACTATAACGAGATGATGGCATATCTAACTCGTCCAGGGTTCAATGGCGGTGGTTCGGTGTCCAATAGAAATGTTTTACCAAAAAGAAAACCAGCAGAAGAAGTTAAGAAAAGAAAAAAAATAAACTACGAAAAAATTAAACAGTATCTTGGTAAAGAATCACAAGAACTTATTGAAAGAGAACTAGGTTTTGCGCAGGGTGGTGCAATTAATCCTAGAATGCTTAAACAAAAATTTATAGAACTTGTTTCGTCTATTCAAGATGCAGAACCAGAAGAAATACCTTTAATTGTTGCTGAAGCAAAAGAAATTAAAGATAAAATAGATGAGCTTAATCAAACACTTGCACCTGAAAGACAAATTAAAATTACAGCACAAGGATTAGATTTTGATAATCCATTGTTGGATGCAGCAAAGATTGAAGAGGCAGTGATGCCTACTTCAGAAGTAACAGGTGGATTAACTAAAGACATTGTGCCTGAAAGTCTTACAACAGAAAACCCAGCATTAAAAGGCGCGCCAGTATTTCCAAAAGGAATAAAAGGAACACTAGCAGATCCAGAAGAAAAGAAAGATCCTAAACCAGGTTTACGAGTAGGAGTCACTCCAAAAGGAAAGTTTGTGCAAGCTAGTATGAAGGCGGGTAGACGAACTGACAAAACTCTTTCAGACTATTTAAAAAATTTAAACTTATTTAGAAACGTTGACCTAACAGCAACAGAAGGTAGCTTTGCAGAAGGTGGATCTGTAGAAACACCAAAGCGTGGCTTGGTTGATGAACCAGGGAGCTATAGTCAAGTTATTAGAAAACCTAAATCAGATGAACCTCTTGTGGGAACAAATCAATTTGGAAGGCCAATCGAACTTTCAGATTTAAATAAAAAACAGAAACGTATTTTAAGAAAGTATGAAAAATTATCTGGTAAAAAAGCCAGTAGATTAATGCTTGGTAAAATTTATAGAAACGTATACTCAGAAAAAAGTTTATATGATCCACAAAATCCATGGATGGTAGATCAAAAAGCTCAAGCGTTAGCTGATGCAATTCAAAAAGCGAATGATGGTGATAAGTTTATTAAAAGAACAGATATAATTAGAGAAGTTACTGGTTCTGAAAAAGGAAAAGTTTATTTTAAAGGAGCCGATAAATTATTTGAAACATTGGATACACAACAAGACAAAGTAGATAAAGTTTTTTTAAGGTTAATGAATGAAGATGTTCCTATACCAAAATACATTAACAAGTATGTTGGAGAGTTAACAGGTATTACGGACGAAAAACAAATTAGAAAATATCTTATGAATAATAAAACTTATAAGAAAAATGAAAAGCTTATAAAGTATTTAGGACAGATTTCCCCGGTGGTTGAAAGGGATTTAGCTGATATGAGTTTTCGTCAGCAATTAGATTTTGCTGAAGACTCTCTTAAAGGTAGAACTAAATTTACAGGTTTACCTAAAGGTGGAAGCTATTTGTTTAGAGATGCAAACTTAGATGTTATGCAGTTTGCAAAAAGAAACTGGGATCAAAATGAGGGTAAAGGTTTAATTAAATTTTTTGATAGAAAAACAGGTAAAGAGATAACATGGAAGCCTGGTGGTAAACTAGCTCTTCAAGGAGTTTCTTTTACCTACGGTAAAAATCCACAAAAATATGATTTTAAATATTTAAGAAATTTTGGAAAGGGCAATCCTTTATTTAAAAAAGTTTATGAAAGCAGACAAGCTATCAATGATATGCTTAACACAGATGTAGATAATCCTTACAAACCAGGAACTAAAATTAAATATGGTAAGTTAATGAGTCAAGTTTATGAAGAAGGATTTGGTTATTCACCTAATGTTAATCTTTATGATATTGGTCACGGACCAGGAGGGGTTAAGAAAGAACCCTTTAAAGGTGTAGGTGTTCAAACTAAAAGATCAAATGTTGCTTTAAGAGATATAGATAAAATTCCATTAAAAGGTTTAAAGAACAGATTAATTGCACAAGTTCTTGGAAAGACGCAAAATAAATCTGGCGCTCCTTTGATAAAAGCAATTATGAAACAAGAGTTAGACATAGCTAAAAGAGTAGTTGGTGGTGAAAAATTTCCGTTGCCCGCACGTTTACAAGCTGCAGAGGGTTTGGTGACAGAAGGGATACTAGGACCTAGAGAGAAAAAATTTGCTCTTGATATGTTTATACGAGATAAAAAAGGTGGAACGATTCAACTTTTAGAAAAGTCTGGTATTAGAGTTAGTCAATGTTTTATAAAACCTGGACTTAAAAAGGGTGGGATATTACCTAACGAAACCCCTGATGAATGTGTTTCTAGAAATATACAAGCTGAAATAGATAACGCAAAAAAAACAAAAGATTTAAGTAAATTTAGAAAATTAAAAGGATTTGTAAAAGGTGCGTTGGTTGTTGACATACCACTAGAACTTATGTTTACCGTTCCTCACTTGTTGTACGGGGATACTGAAGCTGCAAAAAGAAATTCTACGGGAGGTATTTTTGGAGCAGGTGGCGATGCAATAGACGCTTACAAAGAATATCCTGACGCTATGAAATATGCTGATACACAAAATTCTGCAGTAGCTTTTTTAAACCATTATGGACAACTTAATGATTTAGAGAAAGCCATAGATATACAACAAAATCTTTATAATCAAACTGGTAATGAAAAAGTTGCAGATAAAATAAATGCTTTGACTGGTGAGTATAATAGGATTGGAGCGTTATATAATGATACTTTAGCAAGGTATCAAAACAAAGAAATAGGTTATGAAAACCAAGACGAAGAATTAAAAGGCAAAAGAGCTTTTGAAAATGCCACGTTAGATATTGATAAAAAGTTAGGTGAAAAGAGACCACGGTTTTTACAAGAAATACTTCCGGTTAATAAACCTGCTGCTAGTTTAGAAGAATACATAGCAAACCAAGGCAGGTCTCAGAGTAGAGCAAAAGAGATCATACCAGAAATGCCTCCTGGTCAAACGCCTCCTTTTGATTTAGGTTTTATAAAAGACCCTAGAGATTCTTATTCTGAATTACCTTTAGAGTTTGCAAGTGAATTACCAAAACTAGAAAAAGATGAAATGATGAAAGGTTTACAACAAAAAGGTCTTTTTGGAACTGTTGGTTTTATGAACATGTTACAAGATCAAGGAATAGACACTTCTGATTTTTATAATCGATTTGGATTATTGAAACGAGCCGGAGGTGGTATAGCAAAACAAGCAGGAGTAGAATCTGGCCCACCACCAGAATCAGGGCCTAATTCACAGGGCTTGGCTTTTTTAATGAAACGTGGTAGATAACGACAGGAGTTTAAATGGCAGATATAGATAAAGGACTTCCTAACACTCGTACTCAGGTTAAAGTTCCGGGCGAAGAGGTCGAGATAAAGGAAGAAATCAAAGAGCAAGCACCCGTAGAAGTTATTCCTGAAGAGGATGGTGGTGCAACTATAGATTTTGAACCAGGTGCAATCAACATACCTGGCACAGAAAAACATTTCGATAATTTAGCAGACATTTTACCTCAAGATGTTTTAGAACCACTAGGTTCTGAAATGAAACAGAATTACATGGACTACAAGATGTCCAGAAAAGAATGGGAAAAATCTTACACAGATGGACTTGACCTATTAGGATTTAAATACGAAAATAGAACAGAGCCGTTTCAAGGAGCTTCAGGTGCCACGCACCCTGTGTTGGCAGAAGCTGTTACACAGTTTCAAGCCACAGCATACAAAGAGCTATTACCAGCAGACGGACCAGTAAGAACACAGATCTTAGGAGTTAACACACCTGCCAAACAACAACAGGCAGAAAGAGTAAAAGATTTCATGAACTATCAGATCATGGATCAGATGAAAGAATACGAACCAGAATTTGACTCGATGTTATTTCATCTACCACTTGCAGGATCTACATTTAAAAAAGTTTACTACGATGATTTATTAGGTAGAGCGGTTTCTAAGTTTGTACCAGCAGATGATTTAATTGTGCCGTACACAGCAAACAGTTTAGATGATGCAGAGTCTATTATTCACGTTATTAAAATTTCAGAAAACGATTTAAGAAAACAACAAGTTGCCGGTTTCTACTCTGATGTAGAATTAAGTCCACCAGGCGTCACTGTTAATGATGAAGTTTCAAAAAAAGAAAAAGAATTAGAAGGCACAGTTAAATCTGGAAAACAACAAACAATGTACACCATGTTAGAGTGTCATGTTGATCTAGATTTAGAAGGCTTCGAAGACATTGGTCCAGATGGCGAGCCGTCTGGTATCAAGCTACCTTACATCGTTACAATCGAAGAAGGTAGTGGAACGGTTCTTTCGATAAGAAGGAACTATGCGCCCAATGATCCAAAAAAACAAAGAGTCCAATATTTTGTCCACTTTAAATTTCTGCCAGGACTAGGATTCTACGGATTTGGATTAATACACATGATTGGCGGATTGAGTCGAACGGCAACGGTCGCTCTCCGCCAATTATTAGATGCAGGAACTTTGTCAAACCTACCTGCTGGTTTCAAACAAAGAGGGGTGCGGGTAAGAGATGAGGCTTCTCCAATTCAACCTGGTGAATTCAAAGATGTAGATGCGCCAGGTGGCAATCTACGTGAAGCTTTCTTTCCTCTACCATACAAAGAACCATCAGCTACTCTGTTACAATTAATGGGTATTGTGGTTCAAGCAGGTCAGAGATTCGCGGCCATATCAGAACTTCAGACAGGTGAAGGCAACAGCAACGCTGCCGTGGGCACAACGATTGCTCTTCTTGAAAGAGGATCTAAGGTTATGTCTGCTATTCACAAAAGATTATACAACTCGATGAAGGGTGAGTTTAAATTACTATCAAAAGTCATAGCTACATACTTACCACCAGAATATCCTTATGATGTTGTTGGCGGTGCAAGATTAATTAAACAAATGGATTTTGATGAAAGAATAGATATTTTACCAGTAGCAGATCCTAATATATTTTCTATGTCACAAAGAATAACACTAGCACAAACACAACTACAATTAGCTACATCTAATCCTGGTATGCACAATATGTATCAAGCATACAGATCTATGTACGAAGCTATCGGTGTTAAAAACGTAGATCAATTATTACCACCACCTGCTCCAGTGCAACCTATGGACCCGAGCATGGAACATATTTCTGCTCTTACAGGTAAACAGTTTCAAGCTTTTCCTGGTCAAGATCATAGAGCACACATCACAGCACACTTAAATTTTATGTCTACTAATATTGTTAGAAACAATCCCGCTGTCATGGGTGCAATACAAAAAAATATTTTAGAGCATATTAGTTTAATGGCACAAGAACAGATACAATTAGAGTTCAGAGATGAACTAATGCGTCTTCAAGCATTACAACAAACAGCTCCGGTAGATCCAAGAGCCGCACAAGAGCTACAAGTTATTACACAACGTATCGAATCTAGAAAATCTGTGCTAGTTGCAGAGATGACAGAAGAATTTATGAAGGAAGAGAAGAAAATTACATCACAATTTGACTCTGACCCTCTTCTAAAACTAAAAGCAAGAGAAGTTGATTTACGTGCAATGGAGAATGAGCGTAAAAAAGAGGCTGATCAAGCAAAAGTAGAGAACGATAGAGCAAAATTAATGCAAGCTGCAGACATTGCAGACGAAAAATTAGATCAAAACGAAAAATTAGCTAAATTAAGAGCTGGAGTAAGTCTTGCAAAGGCTGGAAATCCAGGTATAACTGCTATTGAGGTTGAAGATTAATGCCACTAAACGAAAAAGGCCGTAAGATTATGAAATCTATGAAGAAACAATACGGTAAAAAGCGTGGCGAAACAGTTTTTTACGCTTCTAAAAACAAAGGTACAATAAAAGGCGTAGAAAAGAAGAAAAAAAGGAGCAAAAATGCAAAAACTTGATAAAATTAAGCCGGTTACAGTGCAAGACCAGCAGGTTGAGATAGATCCTAGATCTAAAACAACAGCTGACAAGGCATTTAACTTTATTGGCACAGGAAAACCTGAAATGCCAGTTGGTGGACAAAAAAGAATGCTGGCTGAAAAGAAAAGAAACTCAAAGGCGTACTAATGGCTTGGTTTAGTTTGGCAAAAATAGCCATGCAAGCTGGCGCAAAGATATATTCTAATCGTCAAAAGACGAAAATGGCTATGTCTGACGCCCAACTTATGCATGCAGAGCGTATGGCCCGAGGTGAGGAGGCTTACCAGGGTAAATTGTTAGAGGCTAGACAATCGGACTGGAAAGACGAATTTGTGTTGATTATTTTGTCGGCTCCGATTATAGTATTGGCTTGGGCAGTCCTAAGTGACGACCCAGCAGCGATGGAAAAAGTAAAATTATTCTTTGAATACTTTTCTACCCTTCCATCTTGGTTTACAAACCTATGGATACTTGTAGTTGCTAGTATTTTTGGTATAAAGGGTACACAAATTTTTAGAAACGGAGGAAAAAAATAATGCCAAATAAATTTGTAGGAGCAGGAAAACAATTTTTTAAAGGTTTTTCAAAAGTATTTAAAGGACCAAGCGATAAAGAGGGTTTCGGTAGTGGAAAAAGATTTGCTACAATCGGTGGTGTAAAACCAAAACCTGGTGTAACTAGAAAATCTGATCAAATAAAAAAATCTAATAGATTAATTAGAGATCTTGAGAAAACTATGAAAAAAGATATGTCACCTCAACTTAAAAAAAGAGGTGAACAGCTTAAAAAAGAAGTTCAAAAAACTCAGAAAGAAATTTATAGAACAAGAAAAGCTGAGGGCGGTATATTAGGAAGAGCTAAAAAATTTCTTGGTAAAGAAGCACCAAAAAGAAAACCTAAATCAAAAGAAGAAATTAACAGAATAGTAAATAGTGATGCTTATAAAAAAGCCGACTACAAGGGTAAAACTAAAATGTTAGGTGGTCAAGTTTTTACAGCAAAAGAAATGGAAGAAAAAATTAAAAAACAAAAACCAAGTATAAAAGAACAAATAGCACCAAAGTCAAAGATGGATAGATTAAAACAGTTAAGAGAAGAACTTGGTAAGAAAACAGGCGGTATAGTAGGAAAGAAAAAAAAGAATCGCGGTATGGGAGGAAAGGGAAAAAAGAAATTTCCTGATTTAACAGGCGACGGCAAAGTAACTCAAGCTGATATCTTAAAAGGTAGAGGCGTGTTTAGAAAAGGCGGAGCTAGTAAATAATGCCAGGTAAAGGTTTATACGCAAACATACATGCTAAAAGAAAACGTGGCGGTAAGATGCGAAAGAAAGGTGCAAAGGGTGCACCAACTGCAGCAAACTTTAGAAGAGCTGCACAAACAGCGAGGTCATAATGACAAAACTATGTCCTAGAGGTAAAGCAGCAGCGAAAAGAAAATTTAAGGTATACCCTAGCGCCTATGCTAATGCTTACGCATCTAAAATTTGTGCAGGTAAAATTAAAGATCCATCTGGTGTAAAAAGAAAAGATTTTAGAGGACCTAAACCTGCAGGTAAAGCTATGGGTGGTATAATAGGTAGAAAAAAACGAAGACCTGGTTTTGAACCAAAAGCAGGTCCACAAAGACCAGTGCCTAAAAGAAGACAGGCACCAAAACCAATAGAGAGAACTTCTAAGATGGGCGGTGGAATGATAGATATGACTAGGATGAAATATTTAAAAGGAGGACAAGTATAATGCCAATAAGAGTAATAGCAAAAGAAGGAAGAGATAAAAGCAAATCTAGAATGAGAGGACCTAGAGATGAAGTTTATCGAGATGAAGGAGGACAGAGATTTAAAAGAGATCCAAAAACAAGAGAAAGAAAACCTATGATGGGCGGTGGTCTAACAGCTGCAACCGAAAGATTAAAAAGACAAGGTTTAAAAAAAGGCGGCGGTGTCTGCAAAAGAGGAATGGGTAGGGCATACGGTAAGAATTCGTAATGGCTGGCTTAAAAGAATGGTTCAAACAAGATTGGGTCGACATAGGATCCAAGAAAAAAGGTGGGGGTTTCAATAAATGTGGAAGAAAATCTGCAAGTGGATCAAAGCGAAAGTATCCAAAGTGCGTCCCTGCTGCAAAAGCGGCAAGCATGACAGAATCCCAGAGGCGGAGTGCCGTTGCAAGGAAAAGAAGTAAACCACAAGGTGTTGGTGGAAAACCAACTAACGTAAGAACATTTGCAAAAAGAAAATCAATGAGTGCGGGAGGTATGGTGTGAGAAGACAAGACAAAATGCCCGCTAGAAACAAAAAGAACTTCAGGCCTACAAAGGCTGGAGCAGGCATGACTCGAGCCGGTGTCGCTGCCTACAGAAGAGCAAACCCCGGTTCTAAATTAAAAACAGCCGTGACTGGAAAAGTGAAGCCAGGATCAAAAGCTGCCAAACGTAGAAAATCATTCTGCGCAAGATCACTAGGACAAATGAAAAAATTCCCTAAAGCAGCAAAAGATCCAAACTCAAGACTTAGACAGGCACGCAGAAGATGGAAGTGCTAAATGAGAAAAAATAGAGACCCCAAAGTAGGAACAGGTAAAAAACCAAAAGGTTCTGGTAGGAGACTTTATACTGATGAGAATCCTAAAGATACTGTATCGATTAAGTTTGCAACCCCTGCGGATGCTAGAGCAACTGTGGCTAAAGTTAAACGAGTCAACAAACCATTTGCGAGAAAAATACAAATTCTCACAGTTGGGGAGCAAAGAGCGAAAGTTATGGGTAAGAGCCAGGTGGCTAGCATATTTAAAAGAGGTAAGGATGCGATCAGAAAAAACAAGAAAGTTTAACGGTAGAACTTATAGAGTGTCTGACTTGAAAGAGGGACCATATAAGAAAAAGCTCGTTAAAAAACTAATGTCTGCAAGAAGAGATGTGGGCACAGCGTTAAAAAATAAGGATAAGAAAATGGAAAGAAACGCACGTAATCGTGTGCATAAGTTTAAGAAAAAGTTAGGAGAAAGATAATGCAATTAGAAACAGCGATAAATAGACTTCTACGATATATGGATAGAAGAATAGACGAATTGTCAGTGGCCGTAACGTCCGGAGGTATTGACAGTATGACAAAATATAACTATATAATAGGACAAATAACAGCCCTAGAGGCAACTAAACAGGAACTCTCTAACCTGCTAGAAGATAAGGAGCAACATGGAACAGTCATCGAAATCAACAATAAAACTACCGAATAAAGAATTGGTAGGAGTCAAAAAAGAAAAAGATTTATCAAAACAAGATTCAGAAAAACTACCACAGCCAACTGGTTGGAGGATGTTAGTTTTACCTTTCAAAATGAAAGAGAAAACAAAAGGCGGAGTTATTCTTGCCGAAACAACCTTAGAGAGACAACAAGTTGCGTCACAGACTGGTTTAGTTTTAAGAATGGGTCCGGATTGCTACAGGGACAAGGAGAGATATCCTGATGGTCCTTGGTGCAAGGAGGGGGATTGGGTAATGTTTGCCCGATACGCCGGATCAAGAATAAAGATAGAAGGTGGAGAAATACGTCTGCTAAACGACGACGAAGTTTTAGCAACCATCAAGAATCCAGAGGATATCTTGCATGAATATTAA